CGAATCTCTTCCGGCTTCTCAGCTTCTACGAGGCTGTCAAGCACTCGCATGGTGTAGCCTGGTCGCCTCCAGGCTGTCATCGTAATGGTCATATGGTCCCCTTAACAAAAAAGGGCAGCCGTAATGACTGCCCTTAAAGAATTCATGGTTGGTCCGTTTAGCTCGTCGCTCCGGTGACCACCCGGCCCATTTTGTTGGGCAAGGCGAAGTCAAAGCCCCATCGGGTAAACAGGAAGAACCTGTCGTTCCCGTTCGCGGCGTCGGAGTACGGGTCGTAGAACAGACTCATGGTTGTGAGTCGTTCCCCTATCCAATAACCGGATAGGTCGCCGAATGCAAGGAAAGCGGTCGCTGCTTCACTTGCCGAAGGCATCCTATACGCGTAACGTATCGGATACCCGACCATACGAGCCGGATCACCTCCTACCGTATCGTAAAATAGCGGACGAGAGTCTCCGTCCTTAAGCGCCTTGATGTAGTTCCAGATAGGCGAGGGATGCCCGTACCAACGGAGACGAGCTTCATCCTGTGGCCGCGCGAGTACCTTCGAGACAATGCCTCTGAGGTCGGCTTCCAAGATCATGGAAAAATGCGCCGAGTCGGTCGCGAAGTTCTGGGAATATCCGCAGCGCGCGGAGAGAATCCCACTTGCGGGTCCGTCGGCGTCTGCCTTGAACACGGCAGAATCAACCTTTTTCCCGATGGCCTCATTGAACTGGGCCATGAGAATACCGACGAGCTGAGACGCGTCCTGCACAACCTCTTTAGAGGCAGGCACATAAGCATCCAGGTTTTTGGTCGCGATGGTCCGCTGGGCGAACTTCGCAGAGTCGGCAGTTACAGCACTACCCTCATCTCTGAAGGCGACAGTGACCGCTTCCTCTTCTACCGGTACGGTCATCGTATCGGTAGTAAGCTGCTCGATGTGAGCGTCCTGAAGAGCGACGGAAGTCTCACGCATATACGCGAGTACTTCGAGCCGTTCATCGGTGGGAGTGATGTACCCACCATAGGCGTCGGTCCCGCCAACCTGGCCGGCTTTCTGCACGTCAGGGAACGGGCTCTGCAAAGCACGGAGTACGAGCTCGGTCCAGTGTTTTGCCACTTTCTCGGTTGCCTCATAGTCCCGCTCCATGAGCTTGTAGACGTTTTCGTTGACCTCACGGGCCTTGTGTTTTGCGATCGCGACAGCCCTTTTGAGGTTCACGCCCTTGTATTCTCCGGCCTCAGTGATCTTGACGTCGGGAATAGGAGCGCGTTTCTGCGCAGCCTTGACAGCGTCTTCGGCTGCTTTGTCCTCAGCGGCTTTCTTCTCTTCTTTAGCCGCGAGGCGTGCCTTCTCAGTAGCGATCTGTTCCATGACAGCTTCGTACTGGTCGGCGTATTTCTGGCGGTCCTCGTCGGTCTCTGCCTTATTGAACAGATCCTTTACAAGGGCCTTTTTCTCTTCAAGAATTTTTAGATAGTCCATACAGGACCTCCTTGCACTTTTTACATATATTCTATCAGATACTTCCGCTTCGCCTGTTCGCCCTGCTTCTCACCGTCCGGTGCCACAGGTTCTTCCAGTTCTTCACGTTCTTCTGCATTGATCTCTTTTTTTTCGTCAACGGAATAGAGAGCCTCGAACTCCGGCAGCTCCACGCCCTTGCTCTTCGCCTGCCGGATCATGTTCGCGGCAGCATTAGCAGGCACGGGAACCGCGGAGACTTCCAGGAGCTCCACATCAGTGAACACCCGATGCCCTTCACTGTCGATGTCCCACTCTTTCGGGATGAAGCCCACGGAAAAGGAGTTCATAAAGCCCTGATCGTAGAGATACTTCGCTTCTTTGCCTTTCTCGGTTTCTGCGAACTGAATATCCAGGACAAGGGCCTCGTCTCCTATCTTCCCATCAGTTGCCTTCCCGATCGGGAAATCCCAGTAGTTATGAAACCCTAAGATGACCGGGTTCGTATCAAGATATTGCTCGAGGTTCTTGAACGCGGAAGGGAGGATGACCTCGCCGTCCCGGTCAACGTTCCGTGTACTGGCAACGATCGAATAGGTATCGTTTTTTTTCTTAAGCACTCCGGTTAATGTTTTGTTCTCTTCCATGGCTTATTCCTCTTCCTCGTAATAATAGACTTCTACACACCGACAGTTGATCACGTCCTCAGCCGCTCCCCCTGGATCGTGCGGATACATAAGCCCGCTCGGATACCGTTCTTCATACGGGACCTTGCCGGCGTTCTCGTTCATCACGTGTGTGTCTCGGACATCTGCATCGTGGCTCGTGATCCACTGCTTATACTTGGGCTCGGTCTCATCGGCTGCCTTTCGGCGGCCCTGGTTGTACGCGCTGTGTGTCTCGGTCCGGGCTATGGTTTTGGCCCGGTTCGTTATATTTTTCATCTTGCCTTTAGCGGTCTCGATAATGCGCGCTGCTGTTTCCGCTTCAGTAAGGTCTCCGTCTACGCTCTCGCGGATCACATCCCGCAGGCTCTCGACAATCTCGGTCCGTGCCGACTCATTGACAATCGTCACCTTCTCGAGCACCGTCTCCACGGTCTCGCTGATAAGTGGGTCGGGCAGACCGCCGAACTCGACCATATCCTCGATCGACTCGGCACCCAGAGAGACAGCAGAGAACAGAATGTCCCGCAAGCGCGCGGCAAGCTTATCATCATCGAAGTAGCTCTCGATGTTGCTGAGGTCCACCTCGTTGACCTCTTTCGCCACCGACTTCGTCAGGTTCTTAAGAATTTTCTGTTCGATCTCGCGGAAGTAAGATCTAATGGCACTCGCGGCTTTGCCCATAAGCGGGAGGATCGGGTCCATAAGAGACTTCCACTTCGCCTTCCGCTGCTCTAAGAGAACCGCGCCCATGTCCTGCGGACCGGGCAGTAACGGCGTGTGGTTTTTCTGCGGTACCGCTTTCGCTGGCTCCGGTTCCTGTGTAGGCCCGGGCTGAGCAAGACGACCAGCGTAAGGAGCGTCACCGCCTGGAATATCCTCGAAGCCTAAACCTAACCGGTCGTTGATCTTGTCGAACGGAACGCCCATCTCGAACAGAATCTTCGCACTCTCGACTTTTTCGAGCATCTCCTTGTTGAGCACGTCAATGACGGACAGATCGAAGTGTCCGAGATAGCCGAGATCACTTAAGAGGTCCTTATTGAGCTTGTCCTCGATCAACCGCATAAGCGGGATAAGGGTCTTTTTCCACAGCGAAGCATCGGCCACTTGCGCGGTTGCCATGTTGATATCTTCGTATATCTGGAGGGCCTCTTTCGGCACACCTAATACCATGGCGATCTCGTCGATCGTGAACTTCCGCAGCTCTAAGAACTGCATGTCCTTGTTCGACGTTCTCATGCTTTGAAGCTTCACGCCTCCCTCGAGAAGCAGTGCTTCATGCGCGTGAGACAACCCTTTCCGCTTCTTGATCAGCAGATCAGCCATGCGTTCATACTGCGCATCACTTAGGTTCTGGTCGGTTGAGAACACAGCGCCCGGCGTGCCGTCGTTGTCAAAGAACACCTGGTTGTACTTCACTGCCTGATAGTCCGCGGTAATGCCAATCATGAGCGCGTCTAGCGGAGCAAGCCCGCGGACAGGGCTGTACGGATTGTAGTACTTAAAGTGTACGATCCGCTCGATCGGAAAAAAGTCTTTCGTGGACATACGGTTCCAGCCGGTCAGTATCCCGTTGGTAATGACTTCCTGAAAATCTCCTGGATCATGAAGCATCAGGTATCCGGGAACGCCTTGCGTTGCCTCTTCTCCCTTCACGAGGAACGCCTCGCCGTAGTGGTCGAGGTTCACCACTATTCCCTCGAAAAGGTCGTACTTACTCGATACGTAGTTCACATCCTCAAAAAGCTGCCATACCGGGCCGGTCTCTACCGGATCATCACTGCCCGTCTTGTACAGTTTGAACGGGACCTGCGCGAGGTTGCGCTGCTTGACCTTGATCGCCGCGTGAAAGGCGGCGTGCTGTTTGTACGGTTTCTTCAGTTTGTCCGGATCACCGAATCGGGACGGGAATATGCGAGCGAACATGGGATCGGTGACGTAGACGTCTGTCTTGGTCTTAATCCATCGAATCACTTTTTGAAATATGTTCATCAAATCCGCCTTATCCTTGGGATCGCCTTATGCGAGAACGTGCGGTAGATCAGCGCGTCAATGAGATGGTCGTTCCCGTCTGCCGGCACCGGCATCACGTTATTCTGTTTGTCCCGCTTCCATGACCAGGTAGCGCACTCCTTAATCAAGTTTGAGCTGCCCTTGAGGATGTGTATCTTCAGCCCTCGAAGGTACGTTGCAGCGGCCCGCTTATAGTCAGGCCCCTTCTCGGAAGGGACGACCAGCCAGCCGAGTTGTTTCAGCTCTTCGATGCTCTTTGGCTCTGCCGAGTCCCCGACGATCTCATCAAAGCTTTTGCGCACTCCCTCCTCCTCCATCACGGCAGAAAGGGCCTGATTGGTAAGGCCGGAAGAGTACACAATCTCCTGACCATAGAGATCGTCATTGTGCTGCCAGACCTTGATCACGGCTGCCGGGTCGTTCGCGAATCCGAAGTCAAGCCCGAATCCGGTAAGCGGTATTCCCTCCGGGACAGCGTCCACAATGTCCCAGTTCCCGTCGAGAATAACGCCTTCCAGTGTGGTGAACTCCCCTAAGCCCCACATCTTGTACAATGCCGGGTTGGTCTCTTTGTACCGCTCGAGGACCTGCTTCGTTTTCTCCGGACAAAATGCGTTGTGTCGGTAGTAGGTCCGTAGGACGGCTGCATCCCCGTTGACTGCAATCTCCCCGAGCTCGTGCGGGACCTGAAGGAACCGCTCCTGTATCCAGTGCAGGTATCCCGGAACATTCGGGATCGGGTTGAACGTAAGCCAGATCTGCGGGTCCGGTGTACACTCCGCAGATAGCCCGGCGTCCAGGTTGTCGAAGTCGTCAACGGTAAACTCGTTCGCCTCTTCCAGCCAGTAGTCGGTAACACCCTCGATGGACTTCATCTTCTGCGGATCATCAGCGCCCACAAACGAAAACGACGAGCCGTTAAAGACCTCGATCTCACGGTCGGTCTTATTCGCCTTATATCGCTCTGACCCGACAGCCTCATCCAGGGCGGCAAGCATCCGAGGCCATACCGACAGCCGGATCGTCGTCGCGTACTTCCGCATGACGACAACACGACGGCCCGGGTTCTCCAACGCGCGCCTTACAAGCAGCTGGGAGACGGCAACGGACTTGCCGGACCGACGACCGCCATACGGAACCATGTACCGGGCCGGCGTATCGTAGAGCTGGAGGTATATCTTATTGATCCTGATCATCGGGATCGACGACCTCGTATTCGACCTTAACGGGGCCACCATCAGCACCGACCACCGAGACAACGGTCTTGTATATGCCCTCGAGCTCGGCAAGGTACTGCTTTTGTTCTCTGAGGGTCCGGTGCAGGCCGTTAAGCGCGTTAATCCAGGCTGAGGATACCGGCTTATCACCCTTCTCTGCGTCACGGATCCACTTACGGACTTTTTTGGTATCTCGCTCGAGCTGGTTGATATCGTCCTTGGCATCTCGAATGTGTTTTTCCAATTCTGTGACTTTGTCTCGATCGCCAATCCGTTGCTTGCGACACCAAGTAAGACCACGTTCGACAGTGTCAACAGTAAGGTCATACATATCAGCAATCTCACGCAGCTTCTTCCCGGCACGGAAATGAAAAAAGAACTCGATGTATCTTTCTTGTGTTCTTGAAAGCACACTCCCTATCTCCGATTTATGAAATTTTATGAACTCAACAAAAAAAGCCCCCTTCATTCCGGGGGCCAGGGAACCAGCGAGAGGAGCGAAAAAATAACCACTCCCTACTAGTACTGTTCTACATCTCCATTATCTCTACACTTAAAATGTCCATTTTATTTACTTTTGCCAAGTGCCAGGGCAAGGCGGTAGTAATAGACTTCACGGACCTTCCGGTCGTTTCGCTCTTGGTAATAGCCTGATTTCATGGCTTTATCGGCTATATCCATGAAGGATTGAACGTCGTAGATCTGAGGAGCCGCGCATATCCAGAGCCATGCTTCTTGTTTGAGCTCTTCCTGCACGTGATAGTTTTTCGAAAAGCGTTCTGCTTGTGTGTGTATGTACTCGTCTATCTGCTCGAAGTCGTCAGACTTGGCAAACTGAATGAAATCTTCTCCGGTTATGGTTCCCCTCCCATGACCATGCTATGTGTTTAGACTCTTGATAATATCCTTGTCTCTTCCGGTCTGAAATACTCGATCGTTCTCAGCAGTCCCTCTTCCAGGTTCGTCGTTGGCTGCCAGCCTAACAGCGTTTTCGCGAGCGTGATATCGGGCTTCCTGCGTTTCGGGTCGTCTGCCGGCAAAGGCCTATACGTGATCGAGGTCTCCGATCTGGTCAGCCTCAGCACCAGTTCTGCCACGTCCTTGATGGTGTGCTCCTCCGGGTTGCCGAGGTTAACCGGACCGTAATGTGAGCAGTTCATCATCCGGATAAGGCCGTCGACGAGGTCATCGACGTAGCAGAAGGACCGGGTCTGCTTCCCTTCTCCGTAAACGGTCAAGAACCGCCCTGCTAAGGCCTGGGTGATGAAGTTACTTATCACCCTCCCGTCGTCCCGTGCCATGTTCGGCCCGTAGGTGTTGAAGATCCGGACGACCTTCACGTCAACGCCGTATTGGAAGGTGTAGTCAAAGCAAAGAGTTTCCGCAGCACGCTTGCCTTCGTCGTAGCAGGCGCGAGGTCCAATGCAGTTGACATTCCCGAAATACTGCTCGGTCTGTGGATGTTCGAGCGGATCGCCGTAGACCTCGGAGGTTGAACACTGCAGCAGATTAGCGCCACTTACCCGGGCTATCTCTAAGAGGTTCTTAACACCGACAACTGAGGTTTCCAGTGTCTTGACCGGGTCTCTCTGGTAGTGGACCGGAGAGGCAGGACACGCGCAGTTGTATATCTCGTCGATGCAGGAGTACATGAACGGTTCGGTGATATCCCACGGGTCGAATACAAGGTTTGTGTGCTGCGGGATGTTCTCTTTCCTCCCAGTCGAGAGGTTATCCACGCAGTAGACATAGTGTCCGAGCTCTATAAGTCTCCGGCAGAGATGAGAGCCAATAAAGCCGGCTCCTCCCGCGACAAGTATTCGTTTCATTGCTCACTCCTTACGTTTTTATCAGCTGCAGCAGTACTGATCACTTCGCGTATCATCTGGAACCCTTCTTCCGCGTCTAGTTCTGTGGCGGTATGCTCTTCGAGCTGATTCCGAGAGAGGTCCTGGTTGATACGGTTTTTCCGCTCGGTGAACCGTCCTTCACGCTCGAGGGCGTCGATGACCTGCTTCAGGTCGTAGACGTCCGGCTTATGGCTGTACTGCGATGAGACGGTCTGTATAAGCTTCCCGTAGACAAGGTCGAGCGCGTACGCCGGCGCGTTTTTCTTGAGGTACGCGAGGACTGACTTCTTCCGTGCGGGATAGCCGGTCGTCGTTATGATCTCCTCTTGCTTTATCGGGCTGTACTCTTTTTTCTGCTTCGAGTATTTGCCGTAGTAGCTCTCGATACGAGTCATCAGTTCGTCATACGTCAAAACGTGACCTCCTGCTCCTCTTCGTATTCTTCGTCAAATATGGCGGCCTCTTCGTGGCTCTTCTCCGCTTCGTATTCCATGCGGGCGACGATGTCATCGAAGTGTGACTTTAGCCTTGCGGGCTTAAAGGGCTTCTTCCGGTAAAAAGCATCACCGCTTTTCTTCGTCAAGTAATAAAAGGTCTCCACAAGTGCTTTGGCAAACTGTGTTTCGTTCGTTGGAGCTCTCGCACGGACGAGCCGGCAGATATCATGCAGGGCTGCTACTTCCTTTTCAGGATCTGCGAATACGGGAGTGACAGCCTGAAAAGAGTTTCGAAGAGAGACGAACAGGGCATCACCAGGAAAGTCAACTTCGGTGCTCCCGCGCGCGCGAATATCTAGTGTGCTCTTCTCTACTCTACTCTTCTCTTCTCTAGTGTGTGTATTATCACCACCGGAAACTACACTCTGACTGCTTTTCCGGTGTCGGAAAGTCTCGTCAACTGTATTTCCGGTGTCGGAAAACATTTTTTCTATCTCTTCTATGGTGATAATGTCGTTATTTCGCTTCTCATAGAGTATCTCCAAGCTCTTCAATAAATCGGGTGAAACGATGACCCGATACTGTTCCCAAAGCCTTTTGTGCAGCTTTCCGGTCAAAACCATGTCCTCAATCATCTGCAATCCGCGGTCCTCATCGACGCCTATTCGAGAGAAAACATAGAGCGCGTCGCCAGGATCCGCTATGCAAATATGGTGGTCAGGTGTTGAAGTAAGCAGTCTAAAAAGGTTCGTAAAAAAGCCGATTCCTTCAAGTCCGTATTTGTGCTGTAGGACGAAAAGCGTCTTTCCATCCTTCGCATAGAACTTAAAATAATCGGCGTCGTGTCTGTCCGGTCTTCCTTGATTTGCCACGTTCCCCTCCCAGGTTACATTCTATTGCGAAAATACAGGCCCAGTATGAAGACCCATACCACCAAAACCGCTATCAAAAACCATTCCATTGCTTACTCCTTATAAACGCACGCGGGGCAGGCTACACATACCCCCGTGGGCTACCACCTCACGTGTATCAGACCTCACTACGGTAATCAGCGATTGGTAGCTGTTGCTTCTTACCTCGGTTACCTCCCTCACCTACCCGTTGTGCGTAGATTATTTCAGCCAAAGCACTCTCATAAGTTCAAGTCCAACTGTTAACACTCGTCCAATTACAATAATAAGGACAATTAAAATAACACCATTTGTTATTGTCTGAATAACTTCTAAACTCATTTCTTTATCTCCTCCTGTATGGCATTCCATAGCTCCCGGTCTATCTGTACAGTCAGGTAGTCTATTCCTTTCAGGTCTGACTCAATGCCTTGTTCGCTTACTTCTCGGAGCAGGTCAAGTACGCTCGTTCGTCCATCCTGATAGCCCCTCATATATACGTCGTAACACTCCAAGCGCCGGGCCTCTGATACTTCATGATCTTTTCCTTGTTCGGCCTTATGCCATCCCCATGGTCTACATCCGCAGTTCATCCTTCGTCCTCCTTGCCTTCAGCTTTGGCTATTGCTTTGATACATTGTTGATATTCCTCTTT